ATAATTCATTCACATCACATTGCCATAGAAAGTCTGAGTCACAAAATAGTGCTATACCTTTATAATCGTTTAAATAAGGAGTTAAAAATCTACTATAAACAAATTCTGTACTTGATAAATAGTCTGTAGTTCTCCAATATAGTTTTTTATCTTTTAATTCTGAAAGTATTATAGGTTGTATACTTATATTTTCATTATATCTCTTAATAGAAAATCTTGAAACTTGATATGGAGGATTAACAACGTCTGAAAAGTTTTCAGAAAAATCTTGTCTACTATCATAGCCTATATAAACGTTCATTTACTTAAATTTATTGTTTCAGGTTCTAAATCAGATAAAATGGTCCAATTAATTTTTTTCTCTTGACATAATTTATTAGCATATGTAAATTCTATATCTGAGTTATGTGGATGTCCACCTCTATTTGTTCTTATTGGTAAATGCCAACTATAAGGTTTTGCAGAATCGTCATTTCTCTTGACATCAGTTACTTTTTTAAAGAAGTCAAATCCTATTATGTCTAAACTTTTATAACTTGTTACCTTTTTAGTAAAATACAACAATGCCATAAATCCTGCTGAAGGTCGTTGTCCATTTGCAGGCCCTCTATAGCCATCACCAAACCCTTCTAAATAATCAAATTCTTCAAGTAATCTCAATATTTCAAAATCGTTAAACATATCTATTCTTGGAACTTGAGGTAGTGAAATTTCAAAAGCAGATATATCGTCTGCTCTTAATAATTTAGTTCTAACTCTATTAAAAAGAATTATAGTGTCTTTATATTTACCACTTTTAAATTCATCTGCCAATTCGTGATAAGAATGAAATCTAAAGGTACCTGTTAGCCATATATCAGTTCTACTACCAAGATATTTAAAGTATTCGTCTTTTCTCCTGATAGCTGCACCCATATGAATGACCACATCAAATGAATCAATAAAATCACCATACTCATATTTCAACATTTCTATTGAATTGCCAACGAGTATTACTTTTTTATCTTTTACGAAATCTTCTATTGGGATAGTAAGCACTAAATACCGCCTACAGATTCTCTCTCAATGTCATTGTGATTTAATTCTACCCAATAAAGTTCATAACAAATTGTTTTTGCATTTGCTTTAAAACTATGATATTCACCTGGTTTTGCAATCGTCATATCACCTGCCTTGAGAACCGTAGTATCTACTAAATCGTAGTCATTTTTATAAATTATAATTTCTAATTCACCACTCTCTACATAGAAAGCATTGAATTTATACTTGTGTTTGTGTTTAGAACAATAACCTCCTTTATTTACTTCAATCCTATGTACTTCAAAGTTAGGATTAGAAAATATATTAGCTGTCTTGCCCCATACTTTTCCTGCTGTGTGCATATTATAGCCTCGGTTTTGGTTTATTTTCGTTCCATTTAATTAAAGGAACTCTTTTCTGTTTAGATTTTTCTTTATGTTCTTCTACCTTTTTATGCCAATCTTTTGGTAAAGTAACCATTCTAAGTTTTTGTGGTTCTTCTGTAAACATCACAAAAATATCCAACTCTTTTTGGTCGTGTCGTTCTCTTAAAAATTGAAATTTATCCATCCACCATTGAATTGGTCTTCTTGCTGGTTCAAGTTGTATTAGTATCATTCTGTTAACTGAATTGAACATTGTCACTAAAGCTAAATCTACTTCTGTAGGATTTAATGTATCAAGGTATTTATCACAAAGGACAACATCACATTTAACGTCTTCAAGTTTCTTTAAATCGTCATCAGATGTAATACCATAACTTTCTGATACATTTCTTTCTTCCATTAATTTAGTTGCAGTAGACATAAATCCATCATCACGAACTTTAGGTTTTGGTTTTTCCATCTTATTAAAATCTACAACCTTAAATTCATCAAATTCTTTTTGAACTTTTTTCGTATAAACTTTTTCTGCATTATCTGTAGACTTAATAGGTGTTGGTTTCATCTTTAGATTTGAAACAACTTCTTCTAACTTATCTAAAGGCCATTGAGTAGAGGCATCTGATTTTGCTTCTTCAGGATTAGGATGTGTTTCAAAGAATAAACCATCACAACCAACTGCTACGGCAGCTTTAGCTAAATAAGGAACCATATCTCTCATACCTGCTGTAGATGTTCCGTTACCACCAGGAAGTTGATTACTATGTGTTGCATCAAAGATAACAGGAAATCCAAATTGTTGCATAATAGGAATTGACCTCATATCAACAACAAGATTATTGTAACCAAATTGTGTTCCACGTTCTGTAATCAGAATATTTTCATTTCCTTCTTCTGTAATTTTTACAATAACATTTTCTATTTCCCAAGGTGATAAAAACTGACCTTTTTTGACATTTACTACTTTACCTGTTTGTGCTGCAGCTTTTATTAAGTCTGTCTGTCTACACAAAAATGCAGGTATTTGTAATATATCAGCAACTTCTGCTACTTGATTTACGTGATGAACTTCGTGTATGTCAGTAAGTATAGGTAAATTAGTTTCTTCTTTTACTCTACTAAGTGCTTCTAATCCTTTTTCTATACCAGGACCTCTATAAGACGAGTTAGAAGAACGATTTGCTTTATCAAAAGAACTTTTGTAAATTATAGGAGTGTTTGTTTTCTCTCCTATCTTTACAAGTTGTTTTGCTACATCTACAGCAAGTTTGTATGTCTCAACAACACAAGGACCTGCTATTAAAGGTGTATCATCACCTCCAAATGTTATGTTTGAAACTGAAACTTTTTTCATTTAAAAACTCCTAAG